ATTATTTAATATATTTAATATTTATATATATTATACACTATATCTTTATATCTAGATAGTTTATATATTATATATATTATTTACGAGCTATATGGTCTAAAAGAGTATCATATAGCTTATCTAGCTTCTCTTCAAGCTTTTCTGTTCTGTCTTCAAGTCTTGTTACCTGGTCTTTAATGCTTGATCCACTATTGGGCTTAAGCTCAGATTTAATTTCTGCAAAATAATGCCTTACGAGCCAGCGAACTCCTAGACTAGTTGAGGTAATTATTGTTGAAATTCCGACTATAATGCCGATCCATGATTCAATTGACATAATAAGATTATTATATGGGCTTTTTTTAATTTTGATACAATATGTAGTATGTCTATTTATCATCTTCACATACCAAGAACTAGTGGTGGTTTTATAAGAAAATTTATACTTCCAAATTTTAATGGAGACAGTGTAGCTGGTCATTATAGAACAATTAGCAATGAAGATTTTAAAAAAGCTAATTTTATAAGTGGTCATTATGGTTTAAATCCATGCAAATTTGTTGATAAAACATTTACAGTATTAAGAAATCCAAATGAGCTTACATTTAGTTATATAAAATATTTATCAATAGTTTCTGGAAAGTATGAGTTTAATGAAGATTTTTTAAAACAATATCTTTATGAAGACAAGCTAAGATTTGCTGTTACAAATGTTAATATTAAATTTTTATCTGCATCTGTAAATATTGACAAATATAATAAAGATATAAATGATCTTATGAATATGGCAAATAGTCTATGGCATTTAGAAGTTGAAGAGCTTTCTGTAAAAAATGCTATAAATCAGATAAAAAATAATAACATATCCATTTTCTTTTATGATTCAGAAAAAATATATGAAAACATTTATGGTATGCTTGGAATAGAATCTGGACCAACTGATCAATATAGGGTAAATCAATCATTTGTTGACACCAAAGGATTATATGAAAAATATTTTGATGAAATAAGTATGGCAAACAAAATAGACTTAGATTTGTATAAAGAGGTGCTAAATGAACCCAATGTCTAAAGAAGATGATTGGAAAATTATAAAAATAGCTAATGTGGATGTCGATGCAATATCTAATGAAGTTCTTAAATTTTATAATGAGTGGCTAATTGATACGTCCAGGCAAGAAATTTTTACAACCCATGAAAATACTTTTATGTATGAGCTAATTGCTTTTGACTATGCATGGAGGCCAGGCCAAGTTCAAAAATCTAAATGTATAAATGAATTAAATAATTTATCACAAAGAGAGCTTAAAAGAATATATGATTTGTTAGAAGATTATGTAAATGGAAAAGTTGTTCATGCCGAAATAATTAGCATGAAGCCAAATAGTAGGATTAGAATTCATAAAGATCGTGGAGACATGCTATATATTGCCAGAAGATTTCATGTGCCAATAAAGACAAATCTGAAAACATTTTTTATTGTAGATAATGAGAAGTTCTTTTTAGAAAAAGGACATCTCTATGAGCTTAATAATGTAAAATATCATGGAGTTAGAAATGAAAGTGAAGAGTATAGAATTCATTTAATTATTGATGTAATTCCAACAGAGCATCTAGATAAGGTGATTTTTGAATGATGGAAGACTACTACCTTTGTCCATTTTGTGTATCTAGTTGGGTATGCCACGGCCCACACATTGAGCAAAAAGATATAGAAAAGTTTTATTATAGAATGCGAATTTTGCAAGACGATTTGGCTGAATTTGCAAAAGAATTGGTTTTGGAGCAAGGCGATAAAATGGATTTTAGCACTCTCGCCAAAATGCTTGAACAAAAGCTAAAAAATAGAGAAGTCATTTAGTTCGGCGGTATATAGAGATACCATGCACAACAAACCACAACATGTGGAGTATGTGCAAATATACCTAATATGCCAGGTATTGACAATAAGCCCTCTATGCTATAATATTGTCTATGGGAGACGTAACCTTTTTTGATCTATTTGATCCAAATCAGCCTAGGTCTGACAAAGAACTTATTGAATCCCGCCTAGCCATATGCAATACATGCCCATGGTTTAATAAAAGACTTGTTAAGTGCAGGAAATGTGGATGTTTTATGAAGCTTAAGACTACACTTGTTCAAGCTCAGTGTCCGATAGGAAAATGGTAAGTGTTTTATTGTAAAGATGCTACAGAGATTTTTTTAGAAAAAGAGTCTGTGGATTTATTTTTTACACTACCGCCGTATTATGGCACACTAAATAGTGGACGTGAGGCTCCTGTTGGAGAATATGGAAATTATGAACAACAAATGGCTAATGGAAGTCAGGAAGAGTATCTTGACCGCCTAGTAAAGGTTATGAAGCATATGGAGCATGCTTTAAAACCAACTGGTTCTATTCTTATAGGAATACTTTCACAACCACTGCTGTATTATTTTATAAGTTCTGTAATGAAAGAAACCAGTCTATTGCCACATCACCCAATTATTTGGGAATACGGCAATATGCCAAACAATAATGAGCCTAGCAAAATCAAACATAATAAAACTCAAGTATATTTTTTGCATTTTAGCAAAGGAAGTCCAAAATTCAAAGAACTTGAAAAAATGATAATTGATATTCCTTGGCAGCTAGATGCAGAATTAATTAACATAGAGGGGCATACAGGCGATTCAACTCCACTAGATTTTTGTAATATTATAGTTAGCCACTTTTCCGAAGAAGGGGACACGGTTGCTGATATAATGGGTGGTACTGGATCGGTGGCACACGCTTGTATAAACCTAAATAGAAACTTTATTTATAATGACGTGTCAGAAGATCAAGTCAGGATTGCAAAAGAGCGTATAAGAAAAGCCAAAAATTTGGAAGGAAAAGAAATGAGTAATACCGAACAAGCATATACACCAAAAATTGAAAAAGAAGATCTAGCACCTGGATTAACAGTGTACAAGAACATTATTCCAGGATATGAGCAGCTTATTCCTTATATTGAACAAGTAACATACTCTGGAATGGCTGAGTGGAGTGTAGACACGATAGCTGGAAATTATGTTCAGACAATGTCATTCCCGTACCCCCAAGAATTTAAAGATCCTAATGATTTTTCTATTACTTTTCAAGAAAGAGTTGCTTTAGTAACTGCTGGATTTTTAGGATTTGCCGAAAAGGATTATGTTGATTCAAATGCTCTGCCTCAAAAGTTCCACGACCAAATAGGTCTTATGAGATATAGCGTAGGTGCATCTTTTCCTATAAGCGAAAATGAAGATAAAAATGCTATTACGGTTATGTACTTTTTGAATGATGATTATTCAGAAGGTGCCCTGGAGTTTCCAGAGCTAAATGTAACATATAAGCCAAAAGCCAACGAAGCTTTAATTTTCCCATCAGGAAGTGGCTATGAATATAGCATTTCAAAGATAGATGAAGGAACTAAGTACGCCGTTATTACTTATATTAGAATGAGAAGGCTTACTTAGGCTCTGGAAGCTTGCATGGGCAATTGTTATTGCAGCCACATGACATTTTGTGAATAATACGCATATAGATATTATAGCTTATTATAGCTTCCAAAATTCATCTTCCGTTACCCAAACAGGTAAAGTATATCTATCTTCGTATACAGTGTTTACAAAATGTATATACTCGTCTCCGCCAGATGGAAATGTTGCTAAATCTCTAGCCCTTGGGAAATATTCATAGTTTAATTTTGGAAAAACCAAAGACCCACCTTTTTCTACATCATTTAAATAAATAATGCCACTATATTTTACATGTAAAGCAGCGTCACCTTCTTGGTCAGAGTGCTCCTGTACCCACCCACCACTAGACTGTTTTGCAAAATATATATCAGATAAAAACAGATCTTTTTCGTTTGCGTAAATTGCCTTAATTGTTTGTTCCACCTTGGAGAAAATTTTATTTCTTACGATAGGCTCAATATCGCTAATAATTGAAAGATTTTTATTGGTTGTATATTTTTCATAAGTTTGCTTTCCAAATTTTAATACCTTGCTTGCTTCTCCACATAGACGGCTTCTTTTCATTAAATGATCATTATTGTTTATATATTGCAAATAGAAATCTGCCTCTTCAGAGGTTATAAAGTTTTTAACTATTTTAATTTGCTCTGTGTATTTTTGGCTACCGTCTTCCATTCTCCAATTTTATCACAGTGGATTTTCTGAAAAATCAAAAATATTAAAAATCTGAATATTTTGTAAAGATGTACGATACATAGTTTTGTGTAAAAAATGCAAAAAATTAGACCGCACACCCGTACGACCTTGTATTTAAAAAAAACTTTTGTAATTCTCGGCGTGTCGCCTTGACTTTGTCTGACTAGCCTGCTAGGTTATAGGTAGATAAAGAAAGGATAAAAAATGAAAAAAATGATAAATGTAAAAGTAGAAAAAGTTGGAGTTAGCTTCCAAGGTGGATTGTATCCAGAAAACTTGGTTGAGCAAGTTGTAGCAAGATTTGTAGCAGAAGGCTACAAGATTGTAAAGGTTGGATAATGATTGTTCTAACTTTTGATACTTGGGAAGAGTTTGACAAGGCAATAGCTAACATAGTAGTATTAGAGCAAGAACTAGTAAAGGATAAGTAAATGACAAAGACTCTAAGAGTTACCCTCGCAGTTTCTAGCTTAGGCATTGCCTATCTAGCCTATCTGCTTATCAGACTAACAATGTTGGGAGAGATTGTATGGACACTCAGCTTCTAATTGATACCCTGCTTTTTGGAATAGGTTGGTTTCTTAGTTATCTAATTGTTATCAGATAACGGCGTGTTGTGTTGACAAAATGTCACACACATGATCGGCAATTATAACAAAATGGTAACATTCTAAGAAACACCCCCTAAATCCCCCAAAAATGTCAGACCCCCTTCATAGAGTATAAGTATAAAGAAAGAAAGGATAGTAAATGAAAAAAGTAGAAATCCAGATAACTGGAAAAGCTTATGTGTGTGATTTCCACAGCACAGTTCCTGAGACTGTAAATGGTGGATGTCTTTACTGCGAGTCTGTAGAAAGACGATAAGCTAGATATAGTGGTGTTGCTTGACAATACCCCCTAGATTTAGTCGGCCACCCAATATGTAGTGGTGTTACGAGGTTACGACCACAACCCCTAGAATTATAACAAAATG